CCAATAGTTGTACCTGAACCGCCAATATTAACACTACCGTTACCGTTTGAATTTATTTGTGTTGAATAAGCCACTCTAAGATTATAACATAACCGATCTAGATCGGCATCTGACATTTCTACAAGACCAGCAGTTCCATCAATCCTTAATGGTCTACTCATAATAAAAATCCTTTCGCTTAATTGTTACCAGGATTAGGTACGTCACTTGATGTATGTAATAAGTATCCTGAAATAACCACCGTGCCGCTTACATTTTTTACTGTGAATCTGTTTGTATCATCAAAAACATGATTGTCAAAAGTAAGATTTCCATGAAGTGTTGTATCACCAGCAACGTCTAAATCTCCGTTAAGATCTGTGTCACCATCTACGCGTAAATCTTCTCTTATATGTACATCACCATCAACTGTTAAATCACTATCAATATGTACTGAACCGTTAAACTCTGAATTTTCATCTACAGTTAAACCACCTTTAACAAATAACTCAGAATCTATTGTAACATTATTTTCAAAAATAACATCACCTTCAAAACTATTACCACCTACAGAGCCTAATAATGATGTTGAAATTATTGCGCGCCACTCACCCCACAGATCATTTCCTTGACCATCGGAATCTACAACCACTGCATTCTTAGAAACTCTTTCATCAGAATCCATGGTACGAATACTATTTTGAAAATCAGAATCATCCATAATAGATGTGTCTAGCCAGTACAATTTACCTGATTCTGAATCTCTATTTCTAATCCAAAAGTTACCTGCTGCTAAAGCTCTTTCTGGAGCAGTAGGTTTAATTGTTGGTATATTATTAATTTCTACAATTTGATATTCTTGTCTTGGATTTCTTTGAGCTATTTTATAACCAATTTCTACTCTACCAGAAAAATCTTTTAAATATAGTTTAGAAGTAACATGGCTAATTAACCTACCAGTGCCAAACGTTCTCCTAAAACCTGAAGTAGCTAAATCAAAATCTATAATTGTACTAGCATTTGAACTAGTTAAAGATACAGCTGAGCTCATTTCAACTCTAATAATAGGTTGATAATAAAAATCTAAATATTTTACAAAATTAGAACTAAATGAAACACTAGAAGAGCTCCCGGTTGTTCTATAAAAAGAAACACTATTAGCATCTGATGTAACTTGAGCAGCACCAACTTCTGCAATCGCTGCATTTTTAATTTGTAATATAACGTCAGCTATAACACTATCAGAATCTAAAATTAAAGTTTTACTATTTCCATTAATATTATAGTCTATACTTGCAATATCTGAATCAAAATCAATATCACTAATAGTAATAATATAACCAGCGTTTTCATCAAAACCTGTTACGGTTTGACCAAAAGTAAATGTGTTATACATTTGTCTTTTAGTATATAACTTTCTTGTTTCAAGGTTAATTGCAATTTCACCTTCAAGTATTTGACTAGCTAGAGGTTGACCTTCACCGTTAACACCGCTAATTCTAGATCTACGGTGTTGAACAAAACCTCTTTGTACTTGAGTATCACTATCAATCATCTACGCGTGCTCCTGGAACTAATAACTGCACCATACCAGGAAATGGTTCGTCAGTAATTAAAAGAATGTTACCGGTCTGGTCAACTATAGAACCAGTAGTAACTTGTTTAAAGACTTGAGCAGGAGAAGCATCAGCAAAACCGTTATAGATTTTTGGTCTACCTTGGCCATCGGAATCTAAGTCAGGAGAGTTAGAAAACGCTCCGTCTGAATCTCTACCAAACACTGCTTTAAGTCTTTTAAATGTATCTCTATTAGAAGAAGTTTCTTGTTGTGTATTGATATAATCATACAAGAAACTATTAATTTGAATTAAAGCTTCTGAATCATACATAGAATTAGTCATTCTTCTATACACTTGAAACACTGGTTGAGATACCGCATCGTCAATATCACTCTGTAGAGTAGAAGGAGCTACAGGTAAAATATATTGATTATTTCTTAATTCTAGCTCACCACCGACCGTTAAGTCAGGCTTGTTCCACTGAATCCAGTCTGCTGCTTCAAAATTATCTTGTCTAGCATTCATAATTTGCTGAGTGCTAATAAGAGTTGTTCTTCTTAATACCCAACCTCTATTTGGACCTTGATAAGTAAAAATTAAAGTGTTATCTTGTGCAGTACTAAAATTAACAAAAGACCTGCCATCATCAATATTAAATTTTTGCCATAGTTTAGGATAGGTAGTACCAACATCAGAATCAAATTTATCATAGTTAAAATTAACTCTTTTATAAACAGGGTAATGTTTTACACCTAAATGATCTGTAAGAGAAACAGCATCTGAATCAGGGTACATGCTTTGTGATTCGGGTGTATGGGTTTTCCATTCTGTAATTTGTTGTGATGATCTAAACTCATAAGGTGTAGTCCAGATAGAAATATTTTTGTGCTGCCATGAAGAAAAAGAATCTCTTATTTCAACTACATCACCAGCTCTAGCTAGAGGTAATACAAGATGAATTGTTCTACCTTGGGAAACTTCTCTCAGATCAGCTGTAATTCTTTCACCTCGAGATAAAAAATACCACTCACTATCTCTAAAAATATCAGGTATACCGTCTACGTTAGTGTCAACAAATTCACCTTCACTATCTACACCATAACCAAAATTGTTAATAGTGTCTCTAGGAGTAGAAGCTCCTCCTGATTTAAAATTAACTATAGTATATTTACCTGCAGGATGTAACTCTCCTACTTTATATTCATAATCTCTAAACGGTCTTCTGTAACCATAAAAAGCATTATTAGGATCATTTCCTATAGGGTTGTCTCCAAAATTAGAATAAAGATCAGCAAACAGATTATTGATCTTTAGACCACCTCGTCTAGCTGAATCACCTGTACCCGAATCTGGAGTAGTACCTAAATTAATTAAATCTTTAGAAGCCATATTTTATTTATTACCTAAATTGTGCTTAGATCTCTCACGATCTTAACTATATTACCATCTGAGTCTGATAAATTTATCACAGAAGGACTAAGATTAGAATCATTGTTTAACACAGCATCTGAATCCGTTTGTGTAACTTGAACCCAGCCTACTTCAGAACCCTCTATAGGTTTTAAACCTCTAGATAGTTGATATAATTCTGGAACATTACCATCTGAATCTCTTGCTGGAATACCTATAATAGCTCTTGAATCATAGATTATATTTGTAGTTGTAGCTGGTCCGTATAACCAAATTTTAGAAGTAAATTCTAAATTCCACTCTACTATTCTTCTATCACCAATGTCACCTGTCCAGTCATCTGCCCAGGTTGCTGCAGTAAGAATAAAAGGCATATCATATGTGTTAGTTGGAACAGGTGTATCACTATCTGCATCCATAGGAAAATTTCTTACTTTAACAGTATATGCTGGTGTAAAGAATGGTAATATTTGTTCTACTATTTGCCACCCATCATTTAAATTTTTTGTAGTAATATACATAGTAAAATCTAAATTATAAGGTGTAGGAGAATGAACTCTTTGTCTTGGAATATTTAAAGTATCTGGAGTTCTAATGACTGTTTGTTTATTAGAAATTTTTCTATCAGTATCATAATTCATAGCTACAATCTCATATGAGATTCTAGGAAGCAATTTTTCAAACATTTCTTCTTCACGTTTAAATTGTTTTTGAGCTTCTAACCATTTAACTCTAGGTCCATAAGAAATAGGAACCGGAAGAAATTTACCATCTCTTCTTTTAATTACAATATTATTAAACAAGCTTCCAAACACTGCGACAGCTGTTTTAATACTTTCATTGTAAAAATGTTGACCTATCATTAGATGTCATCCAAGTTGTTTATTATACCAGAATAACCAAAAGCTTCTGCTGTATAATCTTTAGTTACTACATCACCCTTGTCTCTCAAAGGCTCTCCTTGACTATCATACTTGGTTTCTTTCTGAGAACGTTCTTCTAAAGCCTTATTATCAGCCCAAGAATCAAAATGATCTTCACTATCATCAGCAATATTAAGATTTAATGAATCTGAATCAGTTAATTCTAATCCTGTCTTAGCTCTAGCGATAGGTCCTGTATCAGAATCAATAAGATTTTTCTGAGAACCATTTTTATTATATTCCACCACTCTTGGATTAAATTCTAAATCTTCTCCACTAAGCTCAAACAATCTACATCTTAATTTGTATTGATAGTTATCACCTATTTGATAAAATGCACCATCATGATAAGTAGTAACCCGCAAAATTTCAAACACTTTAGGAATATATTGTTCTTTATTCTGAGCAGATCTACCAAAAGGTATAACAACTAAATCTCCTTCTAAAGGTCTTGTTCTAGCAAAAGTAATAGCCTCGTCACTATCACCATTTGATTTTAAATCAGAATCAAAATTATCATAAAGAGATTCAAACTTAGGTATTGCAACTGACAGAATAACTTCTTCACGGAATTCAATTCCATAAGTAGTCATTACATCACCTTCACCTTCGAAACCAGCTGCAGCTACAAGTAACACATCCATTTGAAGACCTCTATGAAATCTACTTTCAGGTCTTTCATTAAATACTTCATCAGTATAAGGAGCTGTTCTTGGCATGTACCTTACAGTAATGCCATTAATATTAATTGATTCTCTAATTAAATTTTGAACTAATCTTTGTTCATTTGTTGAGAAACGAGAAGAGGCGCCGAATTGGTTAATGTAACCATCAATATAAGTATTTCTAACACCTGCAGAGAGGGCATAATCGTCGTTAACTTTTTGGATTGATCTGTTGAGATTAACACCGAAGTCTGAGTCATTATCAGCGTTGTTTAGTTCTGTTGTTGACGCAAGTGTAAAACCTGAATAATTGTTTCTGATTGCCATTAGCCATAGTACCCTGAATCAAACCCTCTTTGATTAAAGCGTAAATGAGCTTCTGTAATTGCATCATTAACATTTCTAGCCTTAATATCCATAGTCTGTCTAGACCCTGCTTCTGTTTCAATAAAATTATCATACAGTGCTTGTTGTTGAGCAGCTGATAAATCTGCATCCGCGATACCATCTCTATATCTAGCTAAAGCTGTTTTATAATCAAACTGTAGATTATCACCTGAGTTTTGATATATTACATCGTATTGATTATTACTTTTATTATATTGAATTAAAGAACCTTTATGTAATACTATATCACCTTCAGATGCTTCAATGTTAGAATCATTGATATTAGGATAGGTTGTTCTCCAAGACGAGTAACCTTCTGTTCTTAAAGTTGTTTTTACTACTGCAATATTTTTATCACTTACCATATTTAAAGGTAAATCAGAATACTCTCTAATACCTAAGAACGGTCCGAAGAATTCAAGTCTGTTAAGTTCTTGATCAATAATTTCATTTGTGAGATATTCTGCTTCAATGAAATTATTAATTTTGATAAACGCAGTACGCAACGGATCACCATCGTTAGAATTAGGAGAAGTACCAATATCAACCACTGTTGATTCAGAAGTGATTCTATTTGAACTAGTATATTGAATAATATTTCCATCTGAATCCTGTACGTTAGGGATTAAATCTGGTTCACTTACAGAACGACCTTGTGGGTATAGATGAAAATCTAATCTTCTGTTTAACGATGCGTATCTAGCCATTTTGTTTTATCAACTTTTCTAATAAACTTTCTATTCTATTTATTTTATTCTCTAAAACATCTAACCGGTTTTGATCAGCTTTACGTTTTTTTGCAGCTTCGTAAACTTTCCAATTTGTATTTACTACTGCTCCGTTTCTTTTTTCTAAATTTGAATGACCTTTAATTTTCATATTAAATATCTGCAATAATTCTTAAATCTTTAATACGTGGAATTTGAGCTTCGTTTTTAGTAATCATTCTAATTCTTAATTTAAAAGATATAAATTCAAATGGAACTGATTGACTTACGGAGTATTCTTTAAATATAGTATCAGAAGTAAACGGTCCGTTATTAGCTTCTGTAATAAAAGTATCAGCTTTAAAATCTTCCCATCCTATTTCCGCAAACGGTGTTTCTTCACCACTTTGTTTAGCCTTGTATGAAAATTCTAATTTAGAAGAAGGTTCCATATCTGCGTCAAACTTAATAGTAAAACCATCAGCTGGTATTTCTAGAGTGATCTCTTTAGTGACATAAGCAGAAAATTCTTCTTCTGATTTTACAGCAGAAAGATAAGAAGTGTATTGTTGTATTTGATCATCTGTACTTCCTGAAGTAATGGAAGTCATCGTTAAACCTTCGATATCAGAATCGTTTAAAAGAGTTCCTGTAACGTTTCTATATACAACAGGGTTTAATGCATCACTTACTCTAATTAGAGGAGAACTGTATGCGTTTCCACTATTAAGAACCATTCTAATTACTAAATCGTTTGTAGAAGCATTTAATAAATTTCTTACAATGTAAGGATCTTCTAATTCAATGTATGCATTATTTTCTAAAGGTTGTTCAACCCCTGGAGTAATATTAGCCAACGCATCGTTTTTAATTTTATTTGAATCTACAGCAAGAACTAAAGAATTAGTTTTAGCTGCAGTTAAAAATAATTCTACATCATCTATTTCATTAGCTTTAATTACAGGTATATTACTAATAATACTATCATACACTATAGGTTGTGTTGCAAAAGTATCAAAAATAGGTACAGGTGGTGTACCTGTTGAAGTTGCTTTAGATGTTGTTTTTACAAAATAACTATTTAGAGTTGGGTATAAAACATTGTGAGTACCGTTTAATTCTGAATCTGAAATACCGTTATAATTATTTGGTGTACCAAACTTATCTAACCCTGTAATAGTTACTTGTGCATTATTAAAATGCATACCATGATTAGGATGAAGTATTCTTACATAATTAGAATTTTTAAATGTCTCAATAGCTAAACCTCTATTAAAAGCACCAATGTCAGCATTAAAGGTTTTAACATTAGAGATTTCATTTTTTAAAGTTACATTAGATGCTGGCGGATTTCCATCACTATTAATATCAAAATTAGCTCTTTTTAACACAAAAGCTAAATCTAGATTTTGTTCCGCTGACCAAGTAGTTTGGTTTTGAGATACAAAGAACGAACCAAAATAACCACCTACATTTGGTTGTGCATCATGAATTCCAGAACCGGTTAAAAGTTGTTTACCGATTTCTGCTACGTGAACTTCAGTTTCATCAGAAGGGCTTTTAATAACAATAGCGTATTCTGTATCACCTTTAAGTATTACAGGCTCTAAAAATCTAAAATTAGTACTGTTTGTAGAAGATGGAGTAGTTACTTCCATAGCTTTTGTAATTTTATTCCAACCAGTACTACCAACTATGTTTCTAGGTCCTCCTGGATAACCATTAACAGTTTCTCTTATTTCAACAATTATTTTGTCCATTACAGGTCTTATATCAACAAAACCTAACCATAAATCAATAGAAGTAATAATAGCTTCTTCTTGTGTAGAACCCACATTACCGGCTAAAATATCTGCAACAGTTGGATTACCTTTTATTGGGAGCTGGAACAGCTGTGCAATTGG